GCGCTTCTCTTTGCCGCCCCAACGGCCGCCGTTGAGAGCTTTGATCACTCCGACGAGGCCCTGCGCGGAGCCCGTCCGACGGTTGTACACGTTGTACGATGCCTGCAGCTCGTTGCCATCGGTCACGCGCACGACGGCGATGCCGCCCGCGCCGTTGGCGAGGTCGAAGAAGTCATATGCGCAGTCCGTCATCAGACCATCGGTCGTGATGTTGCCGAACCACTTGATGTAGTCGGTCTTGGTCGAGCAGAGGACCATCTTGTTGGGCGGCCCCTTTTCGGCGATGCCGGCCATGCCAGCCCAACCGAGCGCGCCCGGGGTGATGGTTTTGTCGCCGTCTTGCTCTTCGATGCGAACGCCAGCGGCGCGGGTCGGTCCAAATCTGCGTACCATTCGTTTTTCTCCTGCTTAGACCTTAAATTCCACATTTCCGCCAGTTGTCAGAGAACCTCTGAGTGGCCTGGACGGGCGCCGCATCTCTGAGGTAGAATACTTGGTCACAACCCTAGCCCTAAATTCCAGTTGGTTAGACGCCCGAGCGGTCAGGGTTGTTGGGGAAGGTCATCTTGCTCGTGAGGACGGCCGTCACCGGAGTGATCACGATGTCTGGCGTGACGTTCCCGCTTGCGACGAGCTGAGCTGCCGGGATGCGCATGAGGCGGTTCTCGTTCCCGTTGTTCACCCAGAGGTTGCCTGCCAGATCGAAGGCGAGCGAGTACGGGCCGCCGTTGAAGGACGCGCTGGTGAGAGTGATCGCAGGAGCGGGATTGCCGCTAACGGCTCCGGCGATGTTCCAAGCTTTGACCACCTTGTTCCCGCTGTAGTCCGCGACCCAGAGGCGCGCGCCGTCGGGAGAGAGAGCCATCTGGCAAGTCGCCCCGAGGCCCGCGCCGGTGAAGTTCGATCCGGTCCAGATGACGTCCGCCAAGACCACGCCGCCGGCCGCGACTTGCGCCGCTGTGTACTTCAGAATCCCGCCGTTAGCCGCGCCTCCAAAGCCAATAGATGACCAGAGATTGCCATCGCGATCGAAAACGGCATCTTGCTGGTTGGAAGTGGTGGGCGCGGGCCCGGGCAATGGCGGAACTTGCTGAAGCGTTAGACGGGGAGGATCGGCCGTGTCGAATTGGCTTGGGTGGTACTTTTGGAACTGTGTGTAACCAAAGGTTCCGTGCTCGCCCATGCCTGACCACAGATTGCCGGCCTTGTCGAACAAGATGACTGCTGCTTCTGTCTGCTTTCCGCCCAACGGAACTGGGAGGAAATGGCGAGGTTTTGGTGTCCCTGACTTCAAGCAATCTTCGAGCGCGAACATCATAACGTCTGTTTTTATGAACAGAACCGTGGGGAACCAGCCGTCAATTCCGAACCAGACGTTGCCATCCTTGTCCGTCGCCACGCACTGCTGATTGCCGCCGGGAGCGTTCTTGAATGCTCTCAGGTCCAGGCTGATGTCGGGCTCCGTCGAGCCGCTTGCTAGCAGTTGGCCCGGGGTGTAGCCAACGATTCCATATCCCCACGATTGGCACCAAAGCGTGAAGTTCCCGATCACGTACTTCTTTGAACGTCGGAACCAGCGACCGCCTCCGGCTGCTGCCACGATCAACGTCGGGTGGATTGCGAATGCGTTCGCCTTGTCCAGCTCATAGGGCTCGTTCTGGTCGCCGACGAAGACCAGCGCGCCGCTCGGGCGTCCGGTCACGAGCGCGAGCGCCGTGAGATTGGCGACCCAAGGAGGCGCTTCGATGATGACGGAATCGACCATCAGGAACCTCCGAATTGGATCGTGAATTTGCGCACGCCCGTGACGGGCAGAGCGTCCTTCAGATAGAACCGCGCATTGCTGATTCGCGCGCGGAGCCGCGCGGAGTGAAGCTCCGATTGGAGCGCGCTCGGTTGGTGGCTGTACTCCTCCGTGGTGTACAGTCCCACGTACTCGTCCTGCCCTCGGCAGCGCAAGAGGCGCGTCTGGAAGAACTTCTTCACCTGGTCGGCGAGCGCGTCCAGATCTGCCGTCTTGTCCGTCACGTAGCGCACGGTGAAGTTGATGTCTTGCTGGTAGCCATCGTTGATCTGCCAGCCGTTGCCCGTCGCGCGATTGATGACGGACTCGCCGGGGTCGCATTCGATCATCTGGTCCATCGTGATGGACTCGATGCAGACAGCGGGAACCTTCGACAGTTCAGCGAAGTCTTGGCTTTGGACGATGACGATCTCAGGCGAGTAGACGAAGCGCACCCAGACGCGCTTGCCCGCGCTGACGGAGGCGAACGTCACCACCTTCGTCGTCGGGTTGTAGCTGACCAGCAAGTCGGTCTGCTTCGTCGGGTCGTCCGTGACGTTGTACACGGAGTCAATTGACACGATGGTGTAGGGCGTTTCGATCTTCTTCAGGTCGAGTGTCGTGGCCGTCGCCGTGAGGTCCACAGCGTATTCGGAGATGGGAAGGATCTCTTCACGCATCGCAGGAATCATCGAGCGCGCGATGTACTCCTGTTGGAATTCGATGTCAGAATTCCAGAGTAACTTCACCGCCTGGACTTCGGGCGTGTAAGCGCCATCGCTCGTCTTCAAGTTCACGATGACCTGGATGGTCTGGCCGGTGAACGCGGCGATGTGCGCGCAAACCTCCGCCTCCGTGTTCCACTGGCCCGGGGCGGCCGCTGCCCATGCGGCTCCGTTCCACCAGAGCTGCGCCGTGCCGTCTCGACTCAGACGGAAGCCGAGCGAGGTCACGACGTCGCCCACGCCGTTCTTCTTCATCTTTGCTTCGCACTCGAAGCCGATCCAGCCCTTGCAGGTGCTCGGGGTCGTGAGGCGGGTCTTGGCAAAGAGGTCCGGCGCGGTCGAGTAGATGTTGTTGACCGCGATCAGTTCGAGCTGCTGACGCTCGTACGCGAGCCGCACGCCCGCGCCCAGCGTCACGTTGCGGCGCTCATCGTTCGAGAAGTCGAACCGCTTGACCAACTTCTTGAGGCGCATTACTTCTTTTTACCCTTCCGCTTGCCCCGGAGCGCCTTGGAGGCTCGTTTGCGCAGCTTCTTCCCCAGCTTCGAAGCCCCTTTTCTGAAGCGCTTCCCCGCGCGCGCGCCCTTCTTCCCATAGCGCTTGGCGGCCTTCACGGCCTTCTTGCCGTACTTTGAGCCAAGCTTCTTGGCGCGTTTCATCTTCTTTTTGGTGACTTTTGCCAGCTTGCTTTCGCCCGCCACTTCCTTCTTCTTCGGGTTGAGCGCTGCCTGGCAGGCGGCCGCCCAGTTGGCCTTGCACAAGGCGATGAGGTCGGGAGCCTCGAACGTGATGCGGACGAAGGGGCGCTCAGGGATGACGATGGTGGTGGTGCCCGCCGCGAGCGGCTTCCAACCCTGGAACTGCGCGAACAACTCTGAGGCGCGCCCCTCCAGCTTGCTAGGGTCCATCGTCCCTTCGCTCGCCTTGGCGAGCAGGAGGAACATCCAACGCATGGCTGGAGTCACCGGGATGGTGGTGCCCTCGTGCAGGATGGCCACCAGGTTGAAGTCGCCTTCAGTCCGAAGGACGCCGACAAACTGCTCATCCTCGTTGACCTGCTGAACGGTGATGGATTGGAAGAGGTCGCCGCCCGCGACGAGGGGCTTGGTCGAGCCCTTCAGCGCCATCGTCAGCGGAGCGTTCGCCTTGAGCCCGCCGGACTGGATGACCTGGCGCATCTTCTTCGCCGCCGCGAGCGCGTTGAGTCCCGTCGCGCGGCGGACGTTCCTCTGTAGACGACGCGAGAATGCGTTGGCGTCTGTGACGTTTCGCCACTCCACCAAGCCCGTGACCGTGTATTCAGTCCTGCTGGTCACTCACGTTCCGCCCCGGTTCTGCTTGGACGGGAAACGGTCCTTGAAAAAGGCTTTCACGAGCGCCGGGCCGCCCTGGTCGGGGTAGTGGCCTTCATATCGGAGCCCGACCACATACAGGTCGACCTCAACGAGGTTGAGGCCCGTTCCGATCGCTGTGAAGCGGTCGTTCTGCGCGATCTCGATCAGGCCCTTGGCGCGGAGGTCGATGCGCCGAAACAGGATGTAGCCCTCTGACTCCTGCTCAGCTCCGGTGAGCGTCGCGCGCAGCCTTTCATCCATCCCCCACTTGACTTGCCCGGGCACCGTAATGCGTGGCCCTCGCACTGCCTGCTGGGTGGGCTCCGCGTAGTCTGGATCCATGGGCGCAACCGTCCGCTGAAGCTTCTCGACTTCGACGGGCACCGGGTGCATCAGGCGCGGGAGCATTACTGGCCGCTGGGATTGTTGGGGGTGGCAACGCCGATGGGCGCCTTGTAGAGCCGGATGATGCCGAGGACCTCCGGATCGTCCGTGATCCCGGCGAGGCCCGGCGCGCGCGGCTTCAACTCGCCGCCGCTCTGCGCGTACTTGATCTTGTGACCGTCGGTCCACTCCTCCAGAACGATACCAGCCATCACCGGCGGAGGAGTCGGAGCTTCAGCGCCCGGCGCAACGTAGATGGGCTTGGTCAGCTTCTCCACCACGAGCTTCGCGACGGCGCGCTTGATCAGCGCGGGCGGACTCCCGTCCGCTTCGATGTAGCCGAAGACGCCCTTGATGTACTGGTTCTGACGACCGAAGCGGAAGCGCAGCTTGCCATCACGAAGAGGCGCTGTGTAAATGTCGTAATTGGCCGTGCGTTGCTCGATGAGCTTGATGCGCGGGTTCTGGCGGTCCGCCGGATAGGTCAGGTTGCTGTACACCTTGTAGTAGGTGGGGTTCAGCGCCACCGTGTCGCCGTTCAGGCGGACCTCCGAGACGGAGATCACAGGGACGCCGAAGTGGATGGCGTCCGAGTCCGTCCCGTCCAGAGTCATCTCCAGCTCGATCGGGTAGAACCACTGCCTGCACGCGCGTTCGATGAACGCCTGCCACGTCTTGATGGCCGTCAGGATGGAAGAGTCGGGGAACATCACGGCGTCCGTCAGCCCGAGCGCGCGAATCTCAGACACAGAAACGTACAGAAATGGCGTCGTGTCGAGCTGGACCTGGAACGTGCCGCTGTCGACCGTCTCCGGGCCGATGCCTTCGTTCAGGATCAAGCTGTAGTAAAGGAACATCTTCTCCACAGGGAGAGATGCCGTGTCAGAACCGAGGATGGTCAGCGTCACCTTCCCCGCGAGCGCGTCCGTGACGACGATGCCGCTGCCAATCGACTTCGAGATCACATCTGTCGTCGAGCCCGGCGTTTGGCGCGCGCGGAACTGCAGCGAAGCACCGGTCAGGTCGACCGGAACGGCGTTCCGAGCAATGACGATGTTGTAGGTGGACGTCTGCCCTTTGATTGCGTAAAGTTGGCTCATCCTACAAGCAACGCCTTTCCAGACGAGTTCAGCATTTTGCCGCCACCCGAATTCACTAGGAATCGCGGTGGCGTGTATGGAGTGACGCCAGGGGTGATCGCGGCCGCGGGCGGAGACGAACCTTCAATGGCTCCAACCGCGTCGTCGTCAGGCAGAAATGTCGCTTCTGGGATCTGATTCTTAGGCCCTGGCGTGATCGCGACCTCGGCCATTTTGGATCAGAGGAGGCCGCCCCAAAGGCTCTTGGTCGTGTACGTCCAGCCTGGCGGAGCGTCCTTCTTGGTCTTGGGCTTCTTCGCCAGCTCCTCGTCCTCCTCGTCCTCCAGATCGTCTTCGTCGTCGTCCAGGAGGCCCTTCTTGGCCTTGTTGGTCAACGTCGTGACTTCCAGCGTCGCCTTCGGCTGGAAGGAGGTGACGCGCTCCACCTCGGTCGTGTCGCTGAATTCGAACGAGCCGTCAGCCTTCCGCGAATACTTCAGCGCGTAGTACGCATATGCCCACTGGCCGCCTTCTTTCAAGGGGCGCTTGGTCACGTCGAACACGGCCGAGTCGGCGAACGTCTCGATCATGTACACGGAGCAATTGGCAGCGGTGAGGTTGAGCTTCAGCGCGATGGCCTTGCTGGCAGCCTCCCGGAGCTTCTGCGTGAACTGGTTGACGGACTCGCCCTTGGCCAGCGCGAGGTTCGCCTTGTGGACAATGACTTCGTAGGTAACGGTGCGCTGCTCCATAGTTCCTTTTTACCTTGCATCCCGCGCTTTGAGGAGCGCAGCGTTGGTGTTTGCGTCCGGGAGCCCGTCGCCGTCCAGGTTGTTGCGGCGCTCGAAGTCCGCGAGCGCGGCCGTGCTCTTCTTGCCCCATTGCCCGTCGACACCATCGCCCTTGGGGCCGCTCTTGCCGAGGTC